CAGCTACGCTTGGGGCAGCTAGGGTAATAGCACCGCTTGTATCGCCTGATATAACAATAGAACTCATAAAACCACCCATCGTTGACCGCTTGAAACTGTGACTGACTTACCACTTGCTACTGTGATTGGGCCAACAGAAACAGCGTTATTTCCTGTTGCAATAGTATAACTATTAGATACTGTTGCGCTGTTTTGAATCAATCCGTTGCTTGCAATACTTTGCGGGGCAGATAAATCGCCTGTAGAGGGATTCCATTTTAACTCTGTGCTTGATGTATAAGCAGTTGATAGTGTTCCGCTTGTGGCTGCTGCAAACAATGGATAACGAGTAGCATTAGTCGTTGTATCGTCTGTAATTGTTGCGCCACCAGTAAATGTTACCCAAGTAGGGGCTGATGTGCCATTAGACTGAAGAATCTGTCCAGTTGTTCCAGCCGCAGTAAATCCAGTTGTATTAGTTGCGGATTGATAAGGAACTGCACCAGCTACTCCACCGGCCAAATTAGTCGCTGTTGTTGCAGAAGTTGCAGTTGCCGCATTTCCGCCAATGCTTAAACTAGTTGCTGTTCCAGTAAGACCCGTTCCAGCGCCACTAAATGATGTTGCGGCCAAAAGACCGGTAGAAGGCGTGTAATTTAATTTTGTAGAACTGGTGTATTCAGTATTGGTTGTTCCTGAAGTTACCCTGGCAAACAATGGGTAATAAGGTGTTGCAGAACTAGTGTCATCTGTAATGGTAATAGCGGTAGTTACTGTTGACCAACTTGGGGCTGATGTGCCATTAGAAGTTAAAAATTGACCAGTTGTACCAGCGGCAGTAATGGCCATAGCAGATGCGGTGGAATAAACTACTCCGCCAGCAACCGCTGTTAAATTGGCATTTGTACCACCATAAGGCAATCCAATAATAGAACCATTCCATGTACCAGTAGTTATTGTTCCAAGCGTTGTTAAGCTTGTAGAACCGGCTAATGGGGATGCGCCAACGGTATTGTATGAAATAGTTTGGGCGGCAGAACCATTAAATGTTGTACCAGATGCGGCGCCTGTTCCGCTGTTATTAAATGTAACAGAATTAGCGACACTTGCGGCTTGACCAGTTGTATTGCCTGTACCACCGTTTGCAATATTTAATGTACCAGCAAGCGTTACAGCACCAGTAGATGCTGTGGACGGCGTAAATCCAGTTGTACCAGCGCTAAATGATGAAACATTAGTTGGCAAAGATACCCATGCTGGAATACCGCTAGATAAAGTTAAGTATTGCCCATTTGTTCCAGCGGCCAAAAATGTGGTTGAACCACTTCCTGATTGATAAGGCAAAGAACCATTTGCACCACCAGCTAAATTAGTTGCTGTAGTTGCAGTTGTTGCGCTTCCAGCCGTTGTTGCAGTTGCGGCGTTACCACCAATAGAAAGACTGCTTGCTGTACCCGTTAAACCGGTTCCAGGACCGCTAAATTGAGTAGATGCGGTGATAGTAGTACCACCAACTGTAGAACCGCTTATAGGCGTTCCTGTGATGCTTCCACCAGTAATTGCTACGTTATTAGCATTTTGGGTGGACATTGTGCCAAGACCTGACACTTGCGTGTTAGAAATGGCAATACTTGTATTACTTGCGGCGGTTAATTGACCTTGTGCATTGACTGTAAATGTACCTACAGATGATGCAGAACCATAAGAACCGGCTGTAACTGCGGTATTTGTAATGCTGAATGTAAAGCCTGTAAGTGTTAACCCTGTTCCTGCGTTATAAGTAGCAGAAGTCGTGAATTGCGACCAAGTTACAGGTGTTGTTCCTAAAGTCCCGCCAGGGGTTACTGTGCAGAACCATGCACTACCAGCTTGTGAACCGTATTCTACGAAAGCAATCGCTGAAACTAATTCATTCCATGTATTTGCATCAGAAGAACGTGTCCAAGCACCGCTAGAAGCAATATAAATGCCGTTATCAGCCGTTGTTGTCTGATTCTTGACGATTACCCTATCACTAGATAAGGTCGTGTAACCATCAATCGTTTGAAGCCCTGTAAGACTAATGTTAGTTAAAGTCGCACAAGCTACTGGTTGTTTCCAGCTAATGCCAGCGGCATAAGATTGCAATGCCAATAAGTTAACAATATCGGTTGCACCGCTTGGCTGGGTTGTTATTTGGCCAGTTGTGGTGCTGATATTAGTAAAAACACCCGTAGATGGGCTATTTGAACCAATTGGGCTTGAATCTAATGTGCTATTGGTAATTGTTAAACCTGATTGAAAAGGATTAGCCGTTGCATAAAACGGCTTTCCTTGTCCAATAAAAGTATTAAACGACCCGTCAAGGTTAAAATAAGCTTGAACGGGTAATAAATTCTGTATTGCAGAATTTGATGGACTAGTCATGCTAGACCTTAATAAGCGATGCAGTTGACTAAAACAATGTCCCCAGCAGTCATGTTAGCGGCCGCACCAGTAGTAACTGAATAACTAGTAAAAGTTACTGATGTTGCTGTGCTTCCTGTTAATTGCAAAAATACTGCATTGCCGCTAGTAACGTCTGCCGCAAATCCTAACCATCCATTAGGTGCAGTTGGAAGGTTAATTGTTCCATTAGCCGCACCGCCAGTACCAACCGTTACCTTAAAACAAAATGTGTTGTTAGCCAAAATAGAAGGATTTGTACCCCAACCAGAACCTAATGTTGGGTTTGAACCAGAAATTACTAAATTTCCTTCAACACTTAAATTAGTAGCATTTATTGGTGTTTGTAATGCGTTTCCGCCTTGACCAAAAAGACCCAGGCAATTGCCATTGGCATCATATTCGGCCTGTACGGGCAAAAGATTGATTACTGAACTACTAGCTACGCCTGGGTTTGCCATAATTATTCCTTATGATTGGTCGGCCATTGGCATTACATACAAAGTTCCAGAAGTACCAATAGTGGTAATGCTGAAAATCTGTGGTACTGCAATGACTGTAGGTTGGGACATTGCTACGCCCAATACAAATGATTGACTGCTATTCCCGCCAGTTGGCAAGACCGCCGCTGGTGCTGAACCAACACCCTGAACTACTGGGGTAATGGTAATAGCAACAGGGTTTGCACCAGTATTGAGGAAACCACAATAGTTGATTTGGTCGTTGCCGGCTGGGGTAATAGTTACAGCAGTAGATGACGTTCCACTAACGGTAATTGCCGTTGTGGGGCCAATAAAGCGATATACCGAAGTGTTAGCCATGATTAAACCGCCGTTGCTGGCAATGGGCCTTCAGCACGTGTAATTTGAATAATGTAATTACCGGTTGCTGGAGTTGCGCTAGAACCAGTTGCATTAATCCATTGAACAGTCAATACGTTAGCGGCCAAGCAATCAGCTTCAGCGGCAACAACACCAGCAGTTTGTGAACCAACAACGCCTTGAACAAATACTAGGTCAGTTGTTTGTAATCCAGGCAAAGCATAAGTTTGTGATGCGCCTGAAGTTGCAACTGCGGTAGGTGTCAAAGGTACAGAAATATAAAAAGTTTCGTGGGCATTGCCACGTGTAACGGTAGTAGATGACATGATTTTTCCTTTAAATGAGGATGATTAATTATAAGTCCAAATAGGAAAAAAGCCACCCCTTTTGAGGATGGCTTTCCCTTTACTTCTTACTTAATTAAGCCCCAATAGGGTTTGTTAAGTTGTAGTTGCTAAAGTCGTAACCGTAAACATAAATGTCAGCGGTAGCGGCTTGTGCTGTACCAATACGAACATACAAATTTTGTTCAGCTTGGGTTGCAGTAGAAGCAACAGTTAACTGGTTAACTACTGAAGCACCGGTATTGCCTGATAGTGCAGTAGCGCCAGCAACGATAGCTGTACCTTGTGCATTAGCGGCTGGGTATAGACCAATAGTGGCCGATGACAAGCTGGTAGATGCGTTGGTAACGATTACGTTGCTAACTGAAAAGTTAGTTGTGTTTTGAACTGGGATTAACAAATCTGTGTTGTTACCTTGGTTCAAGTTTGCGCCAACTAAAACACCAATCAAACGGATAGCTTGGTTAGAAGCTAGATTTGATGGGTGAATCGTTTGGGTTGATGCTGGTCCTGGATTGCTCATGATTATTTCCTTTAATTTGGTTTAAAAAAGTGGGGTTTTTAGGCCCCACTAATTAATGCTTACGATGCAACACGGCAAGCGAGTTCTGGGTAGAGTGGAGCCCAGCCATACAACACATCCAAACGTGTAGGAATGGAATCGTTATTAATTGTATATTGGCGAACCACACGCATACTCAAACCAATTTCCTTATCAGATGCACGACCAGCAAAGTGAACGCCTTCAGGCAACTCAAGGTCAGCTACTGCAAGCGTAAACGCATTGCGGTGCATGATGATGTTTTGTGAAGAAGTTGTACCGGTGTTGTTGAAAGGATTAACAGTCTGTGAACCAGTTGAAGTTACGCTAACGTTCTGGAACTGACCAGCAGTAATAACGGCTGGGGAAACAGTAACAGAAGCAGTACCACCAGAACTGATAGACACGGCTGAAGTAACTACGAATGAACGTAGTTTGCCTGAACCGTAAGCTTGACGGTTTTGTGGGTTAACTGCATAAACACCGTTGATGGTGAATGTGTCACCTTGGTTCAATGTAGCGGCCGCACTTGTAGCACCAATAGTGATGGTAGAAGTTTGCGCCCAACCTGAAGTCAAGAAACCAGTTGCAGTTGTAACGTTACAAGACAATGTAGCACCGGAGTAGCTACCAAATGTTTGTGCCTGAACGTTTTGGTCCATTTTCCAGTTCATGCCGCCGGAATCCCGACCCATCAAGCCTTTACGATACTGTTCGCCAATTGCTTCTTGTGGAACGAACAAACCTTTTAAGCTATCAACAATAGTTGCTGATGTGAATGGCTCAACGATACAGCTACGGCGACCGTCACGTGGCGCACCTTCAGAATCAAGGTAAGCGGCGGCTGTCAAGTAGGTAATCAAACCAGTTGGTGCTGTACCAGCGGTACCAACGATGTTTGCAGTATTGTTTTTAGCCATCAACAAACCATCACGGTCCATCTTATTTGCAATAGTTGCTACAGCGGGTTTCAAAACTCTGTCCGAAAACATATCCAAAGACAATGCCAAATCTTGGGTTGTGAACTGGGTCGCAACTTGGAATTGAGTTGTCAATGTGACTGGTACAGAAGTTTCGTTAAAATCCTCGACCGAAAGGGCGGGACCTGTCGCACCAACGAAGCGTCCAGGACGTCTTACGTTAACGGTTGCGCCAATTTTTCCACCAACGACAGCGAACTGATCATCATAATTGCGGTCAACTTCAGAAGTAAATGTTAGTTCGTTTTCTAGAACCATCAAAGCTTCATTAGTAATTTTTGAAATCGTCAATAAATTATTTGCCATGATACTAATTCCTTTAAGGATAAATTAAATTGTTACCTTAACGAATCTTTCCTAATTTGCGGCCGGCTTTCCAAGCTTGATAGTCAATTTGTTCGCCATCTGTATAAACGCTTTGACTGCCAGTACCACGAATAGGATTAATAGGTTTCGGTGCATTAGACTTCACCGCAACAGGCTTACTAATAGCTGGTTCTTCGGCTTTCGCTTCAAACTTCGCTTCCAACTTACCAATCATTTTCAAAGCTTGTGCAGTAGATAGGTTTGCAATTTTGGCGCCCAGTTCATCATCTGAAGCTAATTCGTACAGAATCCGTGGACCAACATCACTTTCCAAAATCGCATCACGCACCGCATCACTTACAGCAACGGTTGATGATGCAACCATATCTTCGTAATCAGGTAATTCAGCTTTAACTGCTTCAAGCTTTTGTTGCCAAGTTTTCATTACTTCTTGTTGCTTGGCTTGTTCAGCTTGTTGCTTTATTTCCTGTTCACGTCTTGCTACTGCTTCGTTTGCTGACCATTCTGCTAAGGCTTCAGCGTATCTAAACGCATCTGCATAGTCATCAGGTTGTGGCTTTGTATTGACCTCATTCGTTTTCTTATTCGATTGCTGTCCTTCTAAAGCTTGCAAACGTGCTTCCAGCGCTTCCCTAGCGGCACGTTCTTGGGCGGCTTGTTCTTCTGCCGCTTTACGTGCTTTGGTCAACTCTGAAAACCGCTTTTCCAACTTGGGGTTGGGTTTTCGTTCCTCTGTTTCGGTCGTTTCCTGTTCAGTTACGGCTGGTTCACTCTGACCTTCTTCGGCTACTGGCTCTGAAACTGGAGTTTCCTCAACGGTTTCAGCCGCAGTTTGGGCCGGTTCGGTAGCTAAACCTAACTTATTAACATTCCATTCAACTACATTTTCACTTGTTACAACGTTTGATGCCAAACGTTCTGCTACATTTGCTTCTGACATGGATAACTCCAAGATTTGACCCGCTGAACCCAACGGTAGGTTGTGACTATATTACAACACTTTATTGTGGTTGTGCAACATTTCCTTGTCCTAATCCGACATTTGCTTGACCCATGTATTCATACTGTTCACGGTTACGGGCGGCAATTTCTTTTTCAAGGCGATTGGTGTCCATATGGTGTAACAAAAGTTCCATAATTGCATCAATTTCCATTTTATTTTGGCTAGTAATTGACCGTGTGTTTTGGTCATGCACTTTAACGCCAGCATTAAGGATTGCCCTTTGGTCCTCATGGGCTTGTTTAACCTGTTCAATGTCTTGGCGCTGTTTAATCATCATTTGTAACTGCTGATTTTGCTGGTCCATTTGTTGCATTGCGGCTTGCATCTGCTGAATCTGCATCTGAACCTGTGGCGGAACGCTTGAATTGTCATCAATCTTAGCCAATGGGTTAACAGAAGCCAAACGGTCTGCAATAACGTCTGCACCTGGGAAATCCATGTTACGGAACACCAAATCACCGATTTGACCAAACAAATTAGGGTTAGCTGTCAGGGCGGCCATCATAGATTCAACGGCTTCTTGGCGCTTAGTGCTGTAGCCAGGGCCGGTGTCCATAACAATGTCATATTGACCAACGGTTACGTCATTTAAAATCTTTTCAACGCCCTGTTCGTCTGTACCACGCTGATTAATAGTAATAACTTTTGGCTTTCCATCATCCCCAATAATTCGCATTACCCGTTCTTTGTCATAAATCTTAGGAATCAAGTCAAGAATGATGCGACCTGTATGGGCAATAGAACGTGTCAAATTGTCGTAATAGTGGAAATTGGTCATGTCCACTTGCATTTGCTGACCTTGTAGGGCTTTTCCTGACACATTGCCTTGTGGAAGCTGGCTTGGGTCATAAATACCTACAACTGCCATTAAGTCTGCATTAATTCCCGCCGCCGCTGACATAATTCCCGCTGGCGGTTGTTCCGGTGCTTGGCGGATGGGGGGTGGTGCCGGTTGGCCATCGGTATCAGTCTGCTTATACCGTAAATAAGCCATGGTTTTAGTATTAGCTTGTGACCACTCGTTTTCGTGACCCTCATCTTGTCCTTCCGCCATAATCCATTTGGCTTTGGGCGCCAGGGCGATCGATTCAGTAATTGATGTAACCCAAAAGTTATACATTCTTTGTGGGTCTTTGGCCATACGTACTAGACCAAACTTCTTACGTTTGCCTTCAATAACCAGTTGTTGACCATAAGTAGGAATAACTGGAATGTGCTTACCAATCCAACGCCCTTCTTCAAGGATTTGCATGGCTGTTAGCTTGCACCAATGGATTTCTTTGCGCCATGATGTACGTCTGGACACTTCATAAATGCCAGCGGCTTCCAAAAGGTCTGGATTTGGCATTTCATCTTCATAAACGTGCGTGCCATCGGACAATAGAATAAGTTCGGTGTTCACAATCTTGGTATAAAAGTATTCAGCAAGGCGAATATCTTCCTTCATTACCCATTCAGCGTTGCTATCGCCTGTACCACGTGCGCTAAATCCGCTTCCATCTTCGGCGCCTGGGTACATAGCCCTGAAGTTTTCTTTAGGGATTACCGTTGTGATTAACACTTTTTCGGCATCTGAACCGTCAGGTAGCACCGAATTGGGGTCAAAATATACGGTAAAGGGGTTGTCAATCGTATCAATGTAGATTTCTTGGTCAAATGACTTTTCATTTACATATTTGGTATTTACACGCCAATATCCCCAACCCATACGCACGGCTGATTCATAAGCGGTGTCATATGCGTGGTCTGCATTGGATTGATTTTCAATATGACGGCAGATACCAGTAATGATTTCTGCCATTTTTTCGTCAGATTCATGATTCATACCATGCGCCTTCATGCGTGGGCGTTGCTGACGTTGTTGATTACATAGCTGGCGGATATACGCATCCACCTTATTGATTGTTAGGCAAGGACGGCTTTCGACTGAACGGCTGTTTTGGATTTCAACTGGCCATTGGTCGCCACCAGCAAACTTTAGGTCATCAAGGGCTTCTGAACGGTTATTGGTGTCGGCATCGGCCGCAAATCTTAGGAATTGTTTTGCATCCTCAATTCGTGGGTCGTAATCGTATTCAACCGTTTCAGCCATAATTTATCCCATCCAACTAGATTGAACGTGCGGAACCGTCCTTTTGGGCGGCTTCCTTGGTTCGTTAATCATTAATCCTATGTACCTGAAGGCATCGGCCCCGTTACTGTAATGGTCGTGAAGTGGCTTCTGACTAAACTGTTTCGTTTCGGGGTCAACATCATACCGGTAATGTCTTAAGCATTGTAAGCCTTCTTCGCAATTTTGCCTATCAAAATAGCATTTGCTGAAGATTGTTCGTGCCGCATTAATGGAATCTGAAACTGGAACACGGTCTAAAACTTTTGTCATTAAACCAGTTTGTCGTACAATTTCCTCTATGGAACGACCAGTTCCTAAGGACTTTGCTTTTGCATCGTGTGGCAACCAGATGGTATCAATCATGTAACCAAATGACTGAATTTTTGCCAACCAATAGCTAATCGTTTGTTGTCTATCTTCCAGGTATCGAATAAGCCGTGTTTCCGTTGGGAATAGCTGGACAAACCACACGGCCGTATGGTCATTCCACCCCAAATCGAACACAACATGAACGCCTTTAGTTCCGTCATACGGAACATTTGTAATACGGCCCTGTAATTCAGCCATAGTCATTTCTTTAGCAAAGATGGCACCGTCAATAGTCTGGCGTGGAATACCTTCCCATACGTTGTTATATGCTTCTGGGTCACGTGCTTTTAACTGTCGGCGTTCTATGTCCAATACTTCTGGAAAGTATGGATTGTCACTCCAATTAAGCTTGGTAACAATGGCGTTATCTGGCGGATTTAATACAAAGCGCTTATAGGTTTCATCCGTGGGCAGTTCTGGGTTAAAGCTTATCCAGATTTCGCTGTTTTCTTTACGGATGGTAGGTATCAATACTCCCCAGGACAGGGAACTAACGTTGTTGGCTTCCTCTACCCAGCAAATATCAATTCCTTCGATAGATTTTAGACCGTTGATATTGTTTTTTATGCCGGCAAAGATAAATTCAGAACCGTTGATACCCCTAATGGTGTTTTGGGTAATTTCATAATGGGCTTCCAATCCCATGGCATAAATTTGGTCACTCAATAACTTGTGGACAGAATCCTTAATGCTGGTTTGGAACTCACGGGCGCATAGAACACGAATAGGGTTTTTAATGCCCTTAATCAATAATGCACGGGAAATTCCCCAAGATTTTGCACCCCCACGTCCACCGTACAGGATTCTATAGCGTGATTGCTTAGGTTCAAATAAGCATCTTAATTTGGCTGGAAACCGTTCCCTAGCAATGGCATCTTTAATCTGTTGTGATGGTTCCATCAGGTTCCACAAACGTTATTACTACGCCAGTTTTAAGTTCAGAACCATTAGGTCCTTGGATTTCTTGAATGGCGATTGCCTTGCCATCTAGTCTATCCGCTACTTCTTTTACGGCCCATGCTTCACCGGCTTCTGCTTGGTCAAGAACCTTATCTACTATCTTGGCAATCTTTTGGGGATTCTGGGCTAACGCCCTACGCATAGCATCTAGGAATGGCTTATTCTTGCTGGCGTTGTTGTTGCCAGGCTGTCCACCTTTTGAATTATTCGTTTGTTCGTCCATATTCTTGAATTATAAATACTTTTTGTGGTATTTACGCAACAGTTGTAGTAGCTTCTGCTTGGGCTGGGCTACCTTCGGATGTAATCGTAATGTCGTTAGGATTAATCGCTGGTGCTTGTGCCGCTAAATGGTCATCTACTTGTTGTTTGGCGCTTGCATGAAGCTTTGCATACAATTCCATTACCAATTCCATAGGTAGCTTTTTAAGGCCAGCTAGGATGATTTCCATTTCCTGTACGGAATGGCTAAATTCTAGTTTCAATGTATCTAAACTCATTTTTGAGGTCCTTTTTTTAAATATTCTAAAATTACATTTAAGTTTTTTTCCAGCCATCCTAGCCTGGTATTACATTGTTGACATAAAACACCACGATAAGTTTGTGGTTCTTTATGGTCAATGCACATTTTTGCTTCTTTTTTACCGCAAATTTCACAATTTTCTTGTCTTAATTTATCCGCTTTTTCTAATGTAATGCCATATTTCTTTTTTGCATCATATCTTCGTTGGTTTAATCTTAGATTAGCCGGCAAAGTACCATTGTTTGCAAACTTATTCATTTTTTCTTGGATTTGTTTTTTACTTCACGCTTAACTGCATATGCAATAGCTACGCTTTGTTTAACTGGCTTACCAGCCTTAACTTCGGTGGCCACATTCTTTTTGAAGGCGGCGGGTTTTGCTGATTTAATTAATGGCATATTATCCTTTTTTAGCCGTTTTAGCTGATTCTTTAAATGCTTTAGCTGTTGGGGCGCCTTTAGTGCCAGGCTTACGCATCTTCTCTACTGGCTTGCCTTCAGCCTTTTCACGTTCGATACGTGTTTGTTTTTTATGGATATTGGCATACAAGCCAGGTTTAGTTGCCATTTTTAGCACTCTTTCTGGTTGTAGCCTTTTTCAATGCTGGCTTGCTTTTAGCTTTTGGGGCCGGAAATGTTGGTTCTGGCGCTTCATCTTTAATTTTAAATACGTAATGAACGTCCAAATTTTCAACAACCATGTCCACTTTTTTGGTTTTGTACCAGCCAAAGTGGTTCATTAACTTTTCAAACAAGGGGGTTCCATCTAATAGTTCCATTATGCTTCTGCCTTTTCAGTAGTAAAACAAACGTCTTGCCATGACATGATTAAATAACGTTCTTTGTCGTGGAAGTATTCTGTGAACTTTAAATATTCTTCTTGGGCATCTTTACTCATTGTCCCAAATCTTATGTAATCACCGACTTGAACCGGCATTGCTTCACGGCGCCCGTTTATTCTTCTTCCAGGGCCTACAGCGACAACAGTACCCATATTGTCGGCTTCTTTGTTGTCAACAATAATTACGGTACTTAGAGTGCGTTTATCCGGACGTACAACAATTTTGTCGCCCATGGGTTTTAATATAAAATCTACATCAGCCATTTAGTTCTCCGTACTACTTGGTTAGAAAGGCCTACAAGTTTCACGTGCTTGTAGGTCTTTCGCTTTTAATCTTCGTCTGATACTGTAGTTGGTGCTTGTTGTCCAGAACCAGCAGTAAATGGAATGGTTTGGCCAGATTGCATTGGCTTATCACTCCATGTACCTTTGTTTTTAGCAACGGTCGCCATCCGATTGGCCTTTAGATAAGCTGATGTTTTCAGCAAATCAGTCAAGCTAGTTTGGTTACTAACTGGGTTCAGATTGGCGGTAAATTCAGCCATGATTACATATCGTCCTGGTCGTGACCTACACGTTTGTGGTCATAACAAACTGACTCACCCATGTTACCGCTATTAAATTCACCCAAACGGCCGTCATGCTTGCCCATGTGTGCGGAAGGACGTACACCCATGCCATCTTCCATACCCATAGCTACACCGCCAACAAGCTTACCATGACGTTCGCCGGTAGTATCGCTTGATGTTGCACCTTTAGGTACTTTTTCGCCGGTTGCGCCTGGCATGAATTTGGTGGAATTTACGCCCTTTTCAGAACCCTTTTTTTCGCCGGTACGGTCGCTTGATTTTGCGCCTTTAGGCTCAACTTCTTTGTTGTAATAACCCATAATATTTCCTTTTTGCAAAAAGAACTAGAAAAGCCTAGTTTCCATATTTTCGTCTATTTTACTACTATGTCAAGTCTAATCTGTAGGGTCGTAACCAAATTCATGAAGTGAATTAGCATCAGTCCAAATATGCTTGGCTGGCACAGTCTTTTCAAGAATATGATAACCATTGTCAAAATATTGCCCATGTTTTTCAGCATAATCTAAGTTTGGTGTTACCCAATCGCCAGGGTGTATATCTTCACCAGCGTGTTCTGCCGGTACAGCACGATAAACAGTAATTGGATGGTCTGGTTTACCTTTGGCGGCTTTCATAATAGTCAAGGTATCTTTATCCATTTGGTCGCCCATCCCGTAATACTTATGCCCATTAGGTCCATACACATCAGAAGGGTAAGTTTTATTTAATTCATGCCCTGGTGCAGTTGTACCATCATCGGTTTTATATGCGGCCTTATGGGTACCCCGATAATCATATTCTTGGCTTGGTATGTTTGTTGTAGATGGATGTTCAGAAGTAATAATTGCTTTGTCAGGGTCAATATCTAAACCGTAAAAAGAACTTTCTTGGTATGGAAAGTGTTTTCCCAATTCTTCAGGTTTTAAATTACGCCTTGCTTGCACTAATCTAGCTTCAGCTTCCCCACCATGCAATCTATAATTTTCATACCCAATATCTTCAGGTTTTGCTACTAAATATTTATCAACTAAAGCATCCCGCTGGTGCATTAAATATCTATATCTTTCATTGTCGCCAGATTTACTAGCATCTGACATTTTTTCATTTAACTTAATAATGTCTGGCATTAAAGCTTCTTTTTGGGCTTGTGCTTTTTGCACTTCTTGGGAATAATTGGCACCCCGATTCCAACCTTCTTTTGCTTGAACAGCATGGGTTAATTCATGTAATAGCGTAGATTTAGCTTCTTCAGGGTTTAAATCTTCCCTAACAGTAATAGTATTTTTAGACTGTTTATAAGAACCTTTAACTGGCGTATCTGCTTTATGAGTTTCAACAGTAATATCACCCAAATGTGGATATGATTCAAATAAAGCTGGATGGTCTAAAACGTCTTTAACTGTTACTTTATCTTTAGCCCATATACCATTTAAACCACCACGGCGAAAAGTATCAGCAAAATCGTTTTCGCCTTTCATTTTTGAATAATAATCACTTATTTCTTGACGCCATTGGTTATCAAGACCCCTAACCATGCCAGTTGTTTCATGTATTTGCTGTGGTGTTGCGCCTTTGGCTTCCATTTTTCCAGCATTAAAAGCCATTTCCCTGTTCCATGTAGCGGATTCAGGGCCAATCATGCTTAAACCTACGGGTTTACCCTTAACAAATGGGGCAAAGTTAGCCGCAATAGCTACTGGTTCGCCTTGTTGATAACCTTCTTCATATCCAGCATTTTTAGGATTTAATACGCCCCCGCCGTATGGACTTTGTGGTGAAAGTCCTGTTGCACCAGCGGCAAATCCTGTGGCTTGGGGCATACTGTTGTTTCCAAACAACTGTGTAAATGCTTGTGGATTTGTAACAAATCTGGCAACGTTTTCAGGAAGTTTACTGACCGTATTAGCAATATCTTGCAAAGACGTGGTGCCATCATAATTAATGGCAGAATTTAGAAGGTCAGATAAATCAGGCATGGCTAATTTTATAGGACTTCTATCATTACATCAACGCCGCCGCCTTTTCTAATTTCACCACGTTGAATCATCAAAACGTCTATTTGGCCGTCATTGTCGTAAACCCCAGCATCTTCAAGGGCATCTAACACGGCTTTAAGCCTATTGTCTAAATCGGTAACTATCTTTGACCGTGGGTACAGCCACAACGTAACTTCTAAACGTTGGTTATTATACTTTGGTACGTTTTGTTCAATAACGCACTCTGATACAGCAGTTTTAAATTCCCGCCCAGCTTTGCTTAAAACGGTATGGCCACGAAAGTTTCGCCAATAAGTGTTTACAGATGGTGGATAAGGCAGTTTAATAACGGTCATAGTAAGTATTTGATTCTTAATAAAGTTTTGGTAGTATTGCACAAACTTCTTAAAAAGGTAAGTTATGGCTAACCCAGGGTTGACACGTGAACAAATGCAAGAAGCGGTTAATGCTTTTGCAAAGACTGGCAGTAAAACAGAAGCGGCCAAATTAATAGGCATAAATCCAAATACATACACTACTAGGCTTAGGTCAGCATATTCCGCCGGCATTACGCCTACTGTAGCAATTGCCAATAAAGAAGTAAATGCTTTGTTAGAAGCAAAAGACAAAATCAGGCAATTAGAAGCAACAATTCATGCCCAAGAAGAAAATACGTTGACGGCTGAATACATTAAGTCAACTATTTTAAAAATGTCTAAAAAGGAAATATCGCCACCTAATTGGCTGGTACGTCCAAACAAAAAGAAAAGAAGTGCTGGTGTTCCTACATTAATGGCATCAGATTGGCATTGGGGTGAAGTAGTTGACCCTAATCAAATTAATGGCGTAAACGAATACAACGTAGCAATTGCACAAGACCGTGCAAGGGTAATGATTGAAAAGACAATTGACCTATTAAAGAATCACGTAGCATTGACCGATTACCCTGGCATTGTATTTGTGCTGGGTGGCGACATGGTATCTGGTGACATTCATGAAGAATTGATGGCTACCAACTCTATGGAAATTATGCCAACGGTTATTGATTTGTTTGGTGTATTGACTTGGTGTATTGAAACTTTAGCCGATGAATTTGGAAATGTCTTTGTTCCGTGCGTATCTGGCAACCATGGACGTAACACGCACAAAATTAGGGCAAAAGGCCGCAACTTCACATCCTTTGATTGGTTACTCTATCAGTTTCTATCAAAGAGGTTTGAAAATGATACCCGTGTGCAGTTTCACATTCCTGACGGTTCCGATGCCTATTATTCAATCTACGGACATAAATATCTTCTTACACACGGCGACCAGTTTCGTGGGGGTGACGGTGTCATTGGCGCTTTAGGTCCTATCATTCGTGGCGACCACCGCAAACGGTCTAGAAACGCCCAGATTGACATGGAATACGACACAATGATATTAGGTCATTGGCATCAATTAATCCAACTAGAACGCCTTATCGTCAACGGTAGCCTAAAAGGTTACGATGAGTACGCATACGCTAACAACTTCGGTTTTGAGCCACCACGTCAAGCATTGTGGATTACACACCCTGAACATGGTTTGACGTTCAGTATGCCTGTTTATGTAGAACGTAAACAAAAAGAAATTAGCAAAGAATGGATTAGTTGGAAATGAGGTTAACGCCTGAAGTGTTACGCAATTTATACAGTACGCTGTATTGTGTGTACCCTTTTACCAAATGGGATTTGCCATTGCCTGAAGAAATTGATTTTCAAGTTGATAAGCACGATAAGACAACCATGGGAACGTATATGTATGACACGGGTGATGACTATGCACATACCATTACTGTATCTGCCGCATTATGTGGCCACATGATGACAGTAATTCGTGTGTTATGCCATGAATGTGTTCACATGAGTTTTCACCGGCAAAAAGGTGACAAGTGGGCGCATCATTCCAAACAATTCCGTACTAGGTGTTCTATGGTTGCCCATGAACTTGGCCTAGACCCCTTAGAATTATAAATACTTGGTAACCATTAAGTAAGCCCCATAATTCGCAACAGCATATCCAAAATACATCCAACCCAATCCAAAATTTCCTTTCCAAAAACTTTCAACGCAAATATAAGCATATACAAGTCCTGTAAGAATAATTAAATTAGAACTCATTTAATATCATCTTCTGCCATGTGGCAAAAAATACCACATTCAATAGCTTGTTCTGTAGGGTAATCACCAGCATCTAATGGTAATTCTGTCAGCCAAATCCGTTCGCCTTTATGTTTAAGAATTTTAGCCCCTACTGTACGTTCTATTTGTGCCATGTGGTCAAATTGTTCTGGAAAATCATAACGTATCTTATTCCAATACCCAAGACCGCCTTTAACGCATCCAATACAATTATTGTTTTGATAGCCTAATTTATACATTGCTGGTAACTCTATACCAGCACGGTTAATTATTGCCAAACAATCAGATTTTTTTAAACCTTTATCTATCAGAATTGACCATAAATTTACATTATTATTAGCATCAATAAATCTATCTACACGGTCTTGTTCTTCTATTGTATAACCAAATACTTGACGGTCATTTGGTAATTCAAACGCTTTACGCATATCTTTTTTAAGGTGAACCGTACAAGGTGCGCCACCAATTCCTACGATGTATTTTCGCTTTTTAAATACTTCGTAAATACTGCCATTGTATTTGTCGTTTTGAATAACCTTTATTGGCTGACCAAACCATTTTTCACAATCTTTCATGAACCGCAAATTGTCAGGATGTTCTTCTTGAACGTGACAATAAACAATTTCAATAGGTGTTGTGCTTTCTGCAATAGCCAGTTTGGTAGCAACAGCACTAGCGGCACCACATGAAAACCAACTAATTGTTCTCATTAATTAAAGCTTTCGTTTGTTCAAGTAATTCTTCTTCCGTGATTTGGTGCTGTTTTTCCCAAAATTTGCGCCCAACTCCATGAATACCGGCACTTGTTCCTCGATGGTGAAAGGTACACAACGGAATAATTGGCGACTGGCTTCTAACGCCACTTCGTCTAATGTGATGCAATTCCGCTGGTGTTCCCTCATTTCCTTGATGCCGACATAACGCACATCCGAGGTCAGCGATTTTATTATTACGGATTTTGTCATTTTTAGTCATTAATTAAATCTGCCTGGGGTACAAAAAATGCTGGTCGGCCGCCTTGTGGGTCTTTCCAATACTTTTGTTGCTTTGCATGATAACCGTACATATAACCACGCACGTAATACTTACCATTACATCCAGTTAACAAATAATATTTTCTTTCATCTGCATCTGTAGGATGGATTATAAGACTACCGTGTAAATGTTCTGTAGCACGTACATCATGCGGACCTACATCACACGCACCTGGCGTACCTTTAGACCAAAAGATTTGCAAGTGTTTAGCAAGCGCACATTCAGCTAATGCGCCTTCAATAGACATTTGCCAGCCATTGGTATCTTTAGCGCCGTAACGATTTTTTGAACCGTTCTGAAGGCATTGCACGGTACGTTGGCATCCTACAAAAGCCGCCATTTGAATTTCTGCTGGCGACAACTGAATTATGACGTCCATTGCTTTTTAATTTCACGTAAACAATCAACTTCAATAGCCATAGCATCATTGACTAATCGGTGGGCAATTTTAATTGCATCTTCATATTTTTTATTGTTTTGTAATTCGTAAAGTTTATTTACGCCCTTTTGCATACTAATAATCAATTCTGAACGGTCAATCATTTGGTTAATCTTTCAAGGTTACGATTACTTGCTTCTTGGGTACGCCAGGCTTCAAAACGAAGCTTGGCCGCTTCTAATCTAAACTTCCACATTTCTGTTTTATAAGTTGCGGCACCAATAGCTTTGCATAGGTCTTGATATTCTTGACTGGCATAAGCTTCACGTTCTTGTGCGCCCAATGATTGTTCATTAGACTTTTTCATCATTATTGAACGTAATGAATGACGATAGGCTTCTAATTCCGCCAACTCACCTTTGGCTTTTGCGTACTCTGGTGCGTATTCATAAAGGTAATCAACGCAATCATTAGGGTCAACAACTTTGGTATCTGGTTTCACTTTTTTCTTTCCATTTCTTTGGCCCAAGCATTAAGTGTTTTATCAAGCAATATTTGGTTATCCAAAAAAAGATTTTTAAGTTGTGTAAGTTCTGCGTGTTGCTGGCGTAGCATGGTGGCTGCTTTACTTGCACCAACATACTTTGCATTTTCAAGGTGTTCGATTAGTTCAGCTAATTCATTTGCGTTCATTTCTCTTGCGCCTTTCTTAGTATTGCTCTAGCAAATTCAATGTTTTGTTCGCCTGTGTCAGTTTCCATGACACACCAAATTTCAATTATTTCGTCATCTGTTAGTGTCTTTGCTTTCAACGCCTCAATTTCAGCTTGTTGCTGGCGTAGCATGGTGGCTGCTTGTTCTCTTGTGCCACCTTCCCAATGACCTTGCTCTAATTTATCAGCTATTTCATTTGCGTTCATAACCACATACCTTTCTGGCCACGGCTTCCTTTAGACCATTGATCCCATAGGTCGGCAGTAAGTGTGTGGCGCCGTTTATTAAACTTAGGGTTAGCAAAATAAGCCCTGAACCCGACAAGGCCGAGTTGATGCCGATATTGAAGTAACTGGCGTATTTCGCACTCATACCTGAACCTTTCCAATAGCTTGGCTGATTCGCTGTCTATACTGGGCCATTGATTCGCCGGCATACGCATTTAATCCTAGTTCACGGCCTTTAGCCAAAGTTAATTCATCATTACTATACCAAGGCAATGCTGGGCGCTTCATTTCTTTTGGTGTCATGTCCAATTCGTCAAGGAACCGTAAACCATTAATCCAACTACTTGCGTGGGGAATAAATTCTGTTGCGGTATCTTTTAACTTCCAGTATGCAACGTGTTGTTCAATTGATTCAACACATTTTTCTTGGTCATCTTTAGAAAGCCGTTGAAATGCGGTTTGTGCGGCTTTTTTAGCTACCTTGCGTGGGTACAACTTCCAAAACTGTTCAAACATTTTTAGTCCTTTTCATTCACGGTCACATAACCGTACTTGAATCATACTAAAGATTTATTTAGAAGTATAGATATTTTATTATGTTGTATTAAAACTACATTACCGTTTGGTGGACGAACCTAGCCCACCTGGTTCGCCTTCAACTGTTTTACCTGTTCGGAGCCACAGAACCCGCCAGTCGTTCAAGGAATCGGCACTAGCTTCGCCACCGACTTGTGTGCTGTTACATCCTTTATTCCCCCAGTAGCACTTTCGTCTTAGCCGCTGGTGGTGGTGAATCCCCAGCTAAGAACGGACAGCAAGTTTACATCAAATATTTTTTAGTTCAGGCCAAATTAACCACCAGTTGTTTGGAAACAACGTTTTTCTAGTGACTAAACCATGGGATTCTTTTTCAATTGTGGCGGCCATTGTGGTCAAGTGACCAAACGGAATACTGTTGTTGTTACGCCATTGACATACCGCCTGGACGGAAACGCCACACAACTTAGCTACTTTTGCTGGCTTGCCCAATAGGTCAATGATTTGTGCATCTGTCATTTATTTTCCTCACGTGGTAAATATTGCTTTACTTTCGGTAAAGTTTACTTTAAATTCCTAAGTACGGCAATAGTGCCGTGATAAATAAAGGAGTTGACATGGATGAAATGGCCCAAGTAATGCAAGAGTTTGAAGAACGCTTAGAAGAAGCTTTGGAAAACATTGAACATGATTACGCATCACCGGACGATATTGCAGTAATTCGTGCGGCTTGCGGTAAGCCTAAATTAGTAAAGAATCAAGTATTGACGGAATTATTTAATGAATTTGGAACAATTTTTGGACAAGGATAAAAAAATGATAGTAGCTAAACAAAACAGTAGTGGTAACACCGATTTTAAACTTCCACCCCCAGGAAGCTTTTTGGCACGTCTGTATCGCATTATTGATATTGGCACCCAAACAACTGAATGGATGGGTAAAAAAAAGATGCAACGCAAAATCATCTGTATGTTTGAATTGCACGGTGAAGATAATGACGGCAATCCATTAGCCATGGACGATGGTAAGCCATTGGTTGTGTCTAAGCGATACACCCTTTCTTTAGATGAAAAAGCAACGCTACGCAAGGATTTAGAAGCTTGGCGGGGCAAAGAATTTACCCAAGCAGAACTTGATGGATTCAATCTTGAAGTATTGCTTGGAAAGTTTTGCATGGTGGCGATTACCCATTCGGATTACAACGATAAAAAGTACGCCAACATTGCAAGCATCAGTCAAGTACCGGCCGCTATGAAAAAACTGGGCGAACCAACTGGTGTTAATGAATTGTTGATATTTAGCCTGGACCCGTTTGACCAAGCTAAGTTTGACAAGTTGTCGGAAGGGTTGCAAAACCTGATTAAAAAGTCTGCTGAATACCGAAATACTTTTGAACCACATTCGGTATCAGTTCCCAGCGAATCAGAATTGGATGACGATATTCCATTCTAGAAAGGAAAAATGTATGAAACCAGCTATTAAATGTATTTTGACTGAAACCTATACCTTGAAAACTCATCAGGAAGTTGGGTACGATGACGAACAGGAAATAATTGGTTTCAACATGGAAGATTTGTCGGCATTTACCAATGCTATTGTTCGGGAATGTGCGGACAAAGTGTTGGATTCTGACAACAGAAATTTAATACTTCAACAATTAGGGTAACTATGAAATGTTTTGATTGCAAATGGTACGCTGGGCAAATTAGCGACCAATACGGAGTTTGCAAACGTTTTCCACATATAGAAAATAAATCACAGCAAGATTGGTGCGGCGAATTTAGTAACAAATTTGTTAATGTGCCGGTCAATGTCGAATTTGAAGAAACAACTGTTTACGACATTACTACTGATGAATTTAAACCTAAACGTGGAAGAAAACCAAAAAATGCTAGTTAAAGAACGGCAAAGTGAAAGTGGACATTGGTATGACCGGTCTGGCAATCCAGCCTATACAACCATTGGAAAAAATGGCAAAGAAAGAGGAACGACCCTACGTGATGCCCGCACCCTCAATTTATGTCCATCTGTCACAACAATATTGGGAGTTGCGGCACGGCCAGGCTTGGACCAATGGAAGCAACAACAGGTTTTATTAAGTGCTTTAACGCTTCCTAAAGAAGATGGGGAAACGGAAGAATCATGGCTTGAAAGGGTCATGCTAGATTCCAAACAAACTGGAAGATTAGCGGCAGAACGTGGTACGGCCATTCATGCGACCATTCAAGCGTTTTTTGAAGGTCATTTGATACCAGAAGCTATTCCAATGTGCCGACCCGTGGAAGAAGCTTTAAACGCTTATTTTGGGCCACAACTTTGGTTGCCAGAACATTCATTTGCCCATGAATTAGGATTTGGTGGCAAGTGCGATTTGTATGTCAAATCTAACCATGTTTTTACAGGCATAGTGGTTGATATAAAAACCAAAGAAGGTGATTTGTCTAAAGTAGATATTTACCCAGAACACGGTATGCAATTAGCGGCGTACCGCATGGGTTTTAATATGCCCAAGGCACGTTGCGCCAATCTTTTTGTATCAAGTACCCACATAGGCCAAGTAAAGCTTATAGAACACGATTTAGCAGATTTAGACCGTTACTGGCTGATGTTCACCAAACTGTTAGAATTTTGGCAGTTAAAGAACAATCATAAATAAGGCGGTCAATGGGGCGTTGAAGGATGCAACAAGGTGG